ACTCTGTAAGTCGCAATACTATTTATACAAGAAAAGGTGCCGAAGCACCCTTTCCACCTATAATGCGACTTACAGGTGATACTATTTATTCTACCAGAGTTCCTCTTTGTCGTCTAATTTCTTTTAACTCTTCAAAGTTTTTAACTTTGGTGCCTCCCGAGTAAGTCCAAGCAAATCCTTCATCAATCATTTGTTGATTGACTGATTTCTTTTTATTGACTGCGGATACTTCCTTATCACCAATAAACAAATGTCCCAGAATTCTACCGTACTTCTCAGTGGAATCTGGGAGTTCTGTTTTAACGATAATATCTTCTTGACCTTCTAACTTTTTCTTGAGCCACTCTTTAACTTCAAGACCAAGTTTCTTTTCATTTGCATCAGTTGTTCTGCTCTCTGGGGTATCGACACCAGCAAGACGAATTCGCTTAGTAAGGGAGATATCAAAACCAAGATCAATAGCAGCGTCAATAGTGTCACCATCTACAACTTTAAGAACTGACTTGATTCTATAAATGTACGGATCTTTGTCTGCCATTAGAAAGGAAACTTAATACTTCCAGTATTTAGTTTGGGAATAGGTAGTTTCTCAAATGCTTTATTGACTTGATTTTCTACAACTTTACCAACAAACTCCTCTGGATTATTGAGAATTGCTTCTGCTTTCTTATAAGTTACATAAGCACCATAACAAAGTGCTCCACTAATTGCCAGACTCGTCGCTGACAGAATGAGTGCTAGGTTCTTCATTTTTCATTTCCTCGTGTGCTAATCGTAGTATGTAGTAAATTACATATGCGGTAAAGATAAGACCACATCCTAATATTGTAACAACTCCCCAGGGGAAATCCATCAATACTTACCTTCTGTGCAATATTGAATTTTCTTGTTTGGATAATAAGGATATTTACCCTCTTGTGGTTTCATCCAACCACATCCAATCAACCAATCCATTGTCATTGGTGTTGGACGAATTTGTTCCCATAGTGGTCCTTTAGCACACATCTCTAACTTTTCGGCAGTCACATTTGACTGTTCCTCTGCCCAATTCGCATCTGCTTCCCAAGGAACAGCACGACTTTGCATCATTGATTCATAAGTTAATCTGGTCTGCTTCATTACCCAAGCAGGTATTTCACTATCTTGATGAACTTGTGCCATAAAGGATGTTTTCAATCCACCACCCATACAGTCCTGAACAACGTGCCATCCTTCATGTCTCATTGTTCCCAGAAACTCTCTAGGATCTTTGAGGAGAGTTTCATTTACAAAAAAGCGATTGTAGTTTGGTTTATATAATCCAACTGTTCTTGGTGTAAAATACCTTTCTTCTGCAACATATACAGGAACATTTACACTATCAAGAGCAGTAATAATTCTTTTTAGTTCTTCTCTAAATGGATCAAAGTCTGGATCCTTTAATAGTTCAGAATCTATTGTGAGTTTCTCCACTCCTTCAGTACATTCTAAGAGGATCATACAACCCATTGCTTCTGCACTGTATGGTCTTACTGTTGGTTGTTTTGGTTCTAATGAAGATGCTAAAGCAGGAAATGCTAAAGATAAAACTAAACCAACTGAGGTGAATAACTTTTTCATTCGTTCCACCAACCTTCTTCTTTATGAATCCAGACTTTCAAATCTTTAACATACTTCCTCAATATCTGGGCCTGTTCTTCATGCCAAAAATCACCCGTCTCCATATAAAGACGGGTGTGATTATCTATAGCTTGTAGTATTTTGTGGATGGGAGCATTCCAACACTCTCGTTTAGGAGTGTTCCATTCTCTTGGCATTGGTATGTGAACGTGTAAATTTGATTGTCACCTAGGAAATCAGTTTGGCATAAATCAGGTCCCACAATCATATGACCAACAATAGTCAAAGTCACAAATTCAATCATTTTTTCTTGCCACCATTCTTTGCTTTTTTGGCATTGGCATTGCCAGAGTTCTGCTTTTTATTATTAGCAGAACCCGCACCACCTTTCTTACCTTTGTTTGCTGACTTTGCCATTATGCTCCACCTGTACGAGGTTGTACTTGACCTTCTAAAACTTCAACTCTTTCTTCAAGAGTTGGTTCTGCAGCAGCAACTTCAGGTGCTGATGGTTCTGGAGTTGGTTCTACAACAACTTCCCTACGTGGTTCTTCTTTCTTTTCATCTTCATCACCACCTTTCTTCATTGTATTAATACCAAAGGTTGCAGCAGACGCTGTAAATACGGTAGCAATGAAAGTTGGGTCCATCTTGGAAAGAAGACCAGCATAACTAGCAGTCAGAAGAGCAGCAGACCAACTCAAAATAGCAACACGAATAACAGTACTCATACATTTACCTTTTTTGTCGTTATCCATCAGTCCTTGTGATGATGTCCTTTTTATTTAGAATTTGAATTTAAGTTTTGCAGATACTGCAGTGTTAGAAACACCATCATTGATTTGATGAATTCCTTCAATAACGACCATCTCTTTATAATCAACAGAAGCAGATGCTTCAATTAATCCACTGGTTTCATAAGAACCACCAACAGTTACTCCAAATAAATCCTTTTTCTTTCCACCAAAACGGTGTGAAATATTTAGACCAACCTCACCAGAATGTGAAGTTTTGTTTATAGCATCAATAGTTCTTCTGGATTGAATAGAACCTTTTTCAGTAAATCCATCTCTCTGATAGTTACCAACAGTGTATCCAACAAATGGAGTTATGTTCTTATTGAGGTGCCAGAATAATCTGTTATTTACAAACCACTCTTTTCCTTCTGTTGAACTTTCATTATTGAAGACACCCTGAACATTTCTGGATACATTATATTTGTTCTGAGAAAATCCAGCATTTGTTAAGAGTGAGAATGTATTTCCACGGAACATATTGAATATTCCATAATGATTTTTGAGGAGTTTAGAAGTGCTATCAACTCCACCTAAATCAATATTCATATTATTGTATTGAGCACCAACAGTCCAGGTTGGTTTAATATCAATCTCTAATCCACCACCAATGATTAAAGTCTTACCATTGTATCCATTCTCACCAGAAGACCAAGTATAATAGTTGTTATTGAATACTCTTACTCTGTCTGTGGTTGGCTCAGTTGGTTCGTAAATAAACAGATTTTGTAATCCACCACCAATCTTATCTAAAACTTCATACTGATCAGTGCGACCAGAAAGAACATCGTGAGTATTCTCTGTATCAACAGAAAGAAGTAATGATGCTACAACGGTTCCATCACTATAAGTATCCTGTCTTAATAAAGGAGTTTGAGTTGTAGTTGCAAAATCTCTTCTAATCTTTTGAACTCCATCCTTTTCAGATGCTTTATGAGTTACTTCTGTGGTAACAACAACTGGAAGTCCTGGTGCAGGAACAGTAACAGAGCTTAATAATGTTGGTGGTTGTGGTTCAGGTGTTGGAGTTACTTCAGGTTCAGGAGTTGGTTCTGGTGTAGGTTCTGGAGTTGGAGTTACCTCAGGTTCTGGAGTTGGTGTAGGTGTAGGTTCTGGAGTTACTTCAGGTTCTGGTGTAGGTTCTGGAGTTGGTTCAGGAGTTACCTCAGGTTCTGGTGTTGGTGTAGGTGTAGGTTCTGGAGTTGGAGTTACTTCAGGTTCTGGTGTTGGTGTAGGTGTAGGTTCTGGAGTTGGAGTTGGTGTAGGTGCTACTTCATCAACAGATGGTGCATCTGGGTTGTTTGGAGCAACAGGAGTAAATGCTTGACCATTTGCTGTTGTAGTTCCAGGTTGACTATCAACTAAAAGAACTGGTGATAGTGCAGTATCTCCAAGGTTGAACACTGCAAATCCTAAGAGATAATCACCATTAGCACCTACTTGATAGGTTGAATACTGCCATCCAGTAGAACCAAAAGAACCAGTAGAATAATCACCTGTTCCTGGATTAGTAAATCCAAGTAATGCATAGTTTTGAAGTTGGTTATTAACTGTTACTGATGGAGATGAACCTGCACCTTGATAAACAAGTGAAGTAATGGAACCATCATTGAAAGGAACATAATCAGTTCCAATGTAGTTCCAAGACATTGTATAGACTTTTCCAGTCTCTAATGTGACTGATTTAGTAATCCAAGCAGCATCAGTTGGATTTGGATTTCCAAGTCCTGATGCTTGTTGTTGTTGAGTGAGAAGATCTCTTATTGCTTGATTTTGCTCTGGAGTTAAACCAAGTGCTTCTGTTGCTTGGTTAAATGTTTGTTGACCGTTTGGTTGCAGTGCAGCACCAGCAGTTCCGTAAGGAGCAAACTCCCAAGTGGTTGGTGTTACTGCGGGTGCGTGATATGGGTTAGGAGAACCATCAGGTAATGTTGGACTTCCTACTGCTGGGAAAGATCCAGCATTGAAGATTACTGGATTATCAACAACACTAACACCAGTCCCTCCTCCTTCGATTGTGGCGTCTAAGGTTCCTGTTTGAGTTCCAGTGTTCCATCCTGAAGTATTTCCAGTCTCAAAATCTGTACCAGAAATTGTATCTGCGAATGCTGTTGGTGCCCCCATTAAAAGAGCAGACGCTACAGCAAGCGCCCTTGTAGCGTAAGACATAGAAAGTCCTCTGTGACTTAGTGTGTACTAAACGAAACAAACTAAAGTTGTTTAAAAGTAAAGTATTCACCAAGTCACAAAGGACTCGGAGTATGTAGATTCAGATCAGTTAAGATCAAGAATCAGTTATGATTTCTACTATTTATCCTTTTTTCCAAGCTTCACCTTCTGCTTTTCTTCTACGAGCAAGTCCTGCTTCTACATTTGAACCAGGATTGCGATAGAGATAAAGAGCATCAGGAACTAAGTCCCATTCTTTATTCTTCAAGCGTTTAGTAATAGTATTAAAGTTATCGCCACCGTAAAAACCGGCACCAAGATTATAAGCAAAGCTGAGCAGAGCGCCTCTTTGTCCATCTGACATTTCACTCCAATGTGGAATTTTTCGTAGAGCAGGAAGAAATTCCTTCTTACATTGATCGATAAGAAGTTGATCTGCTTCCGTTTGAGTTAGAGTATCACCCATTTTAAATGGTGATCCATCCTTCTTACGGGTAGAACCCCAACCAATAGTAATTGGAAGATTGCCAGTAAGAGGATCAGGATATGCCTTGAGATGGCATCCTTCAAACTCTTTAATTAACTTGATGCCCATTTGTGGGACATCATCACCACCTGTTACAGGAGCTGCAGCAGCAGTGGTTGCTGGTGCAGCATTAGTCTTTTTTCCTCTATAAATCTCCGCCCAGTCTACATTATCCTCAAGATATTGCACTGGTAAATTATCTTCTAACCATTGGATTGCTTTGACGTGGTTAGGATTCTTCTCGTCATAAAACTTGAAGAAGTTATGTAAATCGATTCTTGCCATTGTTGTCTCCGAAATAACGTTGATAAAGTTCGTTTGCTTCTACATGCTTTCCATTATTAGTAAGTTCTCTAATCACCTTAAGCATCTTTGCTTTAAATCTAGTCGAAGATTCTTCCCCACCCATCATTACCTCCTGGGCACCAACGATGCTTGAGAACTGCTTTGGTGTAAATAGTCTTCTTACCGTTAGTCACAGGTCCAGTGTAGTTATCGTTTAGTGAACCATATGGATCATTAACGTAATATCCCTTACCATCTGGTGTCTTGCCGATTACAACACACATGTGCCCACCAGTAGGTGCAGAAAGAGAACCCCTATGGAGTATGCCAATAACAACGGGCTTCCCAGCGTCCAGACTTTTATCGATATCAGCAAAAGATAAATTGTAACTAAAGTGTGACTTAACGCCATAACCTGCCAGAACCTTCGTCTGTACGGCGTGATCAGTCGTATCACCGATTGCAAATACTTTCTTAACGTATTCGTCATCGCCTTTGATGCTACCTGGCTTGAGGAAAGCAAGACACATAGCGCACGATGAAGAGTTGCAGGTTCTATGTGCATCTCTGTAGTTGTCTACTTGATTGAAATATGGAACTGCAAGAACTGCTGGTGTAGGGGGTTTAGTTCTAAAAATTCCAATCCAATCTGTTTCTGCATCATCTAAAAACTGAGCAGGAAGGTTATCCTCTAACCACTGAACCGCTGCAACATGATTTGAATTGCTATCATCATAAAACTTAAAAAAGTTATGAAGATCTAGGGTCATGGATTATCTCTATAAACACTAACGTATTTATAAAAAAAGCGCCCTTTTGGACGCTTTGATTATCTTCAGGCAGTAATAGTTTCTCGCACTGTAGATTTTACATAATCGAGAACCACTTCTGGAGTAGTCGCTTCGTAAGGGTCGGTATCGGCATTGTCCCGTTGCCCCACCTCAACGAATAGTTTTTCGATGATTCCGTTATCCACGACCGCAGCATAACGCCAAGAGCGATCACCGAAACCAAGGTTAGACTTATTGACAAGCATTCCCATAGAACGTGTGAAATATGCATTGCCGTCTGGAATGAGTTTTACATTCTTGATGTTCTGATCTTGTGCCCAAGCATTCATCACAAACCCATCATTAACAGAGATGCAGTAAATATCGTCGATGCCACTACCAATAAAGTCGTCAAATTTTTCTTCGAATCCAGGAAGCTGATAGGCACTGCAAGTAGGAGTGAAAGCACCAGGCAGACTAAACAGGACCACACGCTTTCCATCGAAGAGTTCTGAGGTAGTACGGGTTACAAACTCACCGTTTTCACGAAATACAAATTGTACTTGTGGAACTTGGTATTGTTCTTTACGCATTTTAACCTCCATCACCAAATACCAGGAATGATTTGACCTGTAAGGGCATAAGAACCCATTGCGGCAACAATACCAATCATTGCTGCCCAACCATTAATACGTTCTGCGCGTTCGTTCATTGTTTTTCTCCTTTATTTTACTTTAGAATAGATAGAAGTTTCACCATAATCACGGTGAATTTTGTAACCAACAACTGCTCCCTTAGTATTCATAAGTGCAGGCATAAAGACAATCGTAAAAAATACTGCTGGTGCTCCAATAAACAGAGCAGCAACGATTACATAATAAGTCAGCAGTTCAACTAGAGAGTGTTCCATTATAAGGGTGTTGTTGTTTGAGTTCAGGATTTGGTTGTGAAGGAACAACTGGGTTCCTTGATTTGTTTTTAATTACGATGAAAGCATCGTTTTGATAAGTGACTGTTCCAAATGGTTTTGCCCATTTTGGATTTGCATTTGGACTGGTAGCAGTTCCTGTTACTGCTACACCACCAATTTCAACTGAGATGTCATCATCTTTATCCCATCCAAGTGTTTCAAGGGCAATAGCAAACTGCCCCAACATACCAGCAGTGCTCACAAATTTTCTTCCTGTTCAGTAAGGATCACACAATCACTAGTGGGATAAGCAACGCAAGTGAGAACCCAACCTTCTGCTTGTTGTTCATCATCAAGGAACGATTGTTCTTCGTTGTCAACTGTGCCGCTAATGAGTTTGCCAGCACAGGCAGAGCAAGCACCTGCTTTACACGATGAAGGGAGGTCAACACCTGCCTCTTCTGCTGCTTCAAGAATGTATTGATCATCAGCACATTCGATAGTGGTTTCGGTTCCATCAGGAGATTGGAGAGTGACATTAAAAACGGTCATTAGTAAGTCTCGCAAAGTTTTTCAACGGATGCTGCCAACAGAACAAAGAAGGCAACTGATGTCATTGTAAAGATAATTGAAGTCATTGTCAACCCTCAGACGACCCCGAAGAAGAGGTGCCCAGTGAGAGCATAAGAAACAGCGCCAGCAACAATGCCGACCATAGCCCAGCGTCCATTCATTTTCTCCGCCTTTTCGGCATAAGGTTCGATGCCATAACGCTCAAGGTCTTCCTTGGTCATATACATGGCAGGTTCTTTAGCAAACATATTCATTTGCCCGAACTCATTTTTAGTTACAGTCATTTTTACATTCTTTAAGAATTGTTACACAATTATATAGGAAATCTTAAGAGTTGTCAAGTCCCTTTGTCAGGAGGTCAAAAAAAAAACCACCCCAGAAAGGAGTGGTCTAACTCAACTTATGAGTGGATTATCAGAACTTGAACGTTGTCTGAATTACACCACCCCAGTTAGAGGAGTTGTCGGCAAGACGTTGGTTGTCACTACCGTAGATGATAGCAGGAGTGACGCTGATGTTATCAGACACTTGATACTTGTAGAAGATTTCAAGAAGAGTGGACTTCTCAAGGTCTTCCCCAGTAGGAGCCTGACCGATAGCAACACCAGCGGAGTTACCGTCAACAAATACATCGTCCCAAGTCAGACCAGCAAACCAAGACTGACTATTGGTAGCAGCACTTTCAGTACCACTCACAGTGTTCCAACCATAACCAGCAGATACAGAAGGAATGATGCCCGACTTTTCAGGTTGCCAGTAAGCGTTCAGTGCATAACCATTAGAGGTTTGACCAGGAGCAAGAGCACCAGAAGCACCATTCAGACCGTTATAGGTGCGAACACGAGTACCTTCAGTACCATAACGGTAACCGAATGCAGCACCCCAGTTAGTACCACGATAACCGATTTGTGCCAGAGTATTCAGAGCACCAGTCTCATCAAACTCACCACGAGTGCTATCTTGACCTGCTTGTGCGACATAGTTCACACCAGCAACAAGACCTTTGGTTCCATACTGAACACCGAAACCAGCACCAGTAGCCTTGTTATAAACACCAGGAGCACCAGCAGTGCTGAAGAAATCAAGAATACCAGACTTATATGCAGTAGGCACCCAGGAGATTTCGGTGTTACGAACCAGAGCACCAGCAGTCAGAGTAGTGCTGTTATTGAAAGCAGGGAACGAATAATACAGACGGTCGATAACTACGTTGTTACCAACTTCGCTAGAAGTATCGTCTGCTTTATCCAGTTTAAAGATTGAAGAACTGGAACCGAAAGGATCACCACTGAAGTTAGCAGAACGCAGACGAGTGCGAAGCAGATCCTTACCAGTGAACGAAGTATCCAGGTTCAGACGGAGATCGTAGTTGAATGCAGTGTGAGTTACATCACCACCTTTGGTTTGGTAGTCATCAACACCACCAAGAACAAAGTTTGCTTCACCACGGAGTTTGGTTGTGGTAGAGAACTGCTGTGCTTCAAGAGTAGTGACCTGTGCTTCCAGACTTGTAACCTTACCTTGAATTACAGTCAGTTCATTGCGGAACTCATTAGCAAGACGCTTCAGTTCATCTGTGTTTTCAGTTACACGATCCAGGCAAGCATTGAGAAGTGCTGCTGCCTCATAACGGGTCATTGCTTTGCCACCACTAAAGGTGCCATTTGGATAACCAGCAACGCAACCATAACGCTCTACAAGGTTGCTGAGTGCCTGATAAGCCCAGTCAGTGGGCTTTACATCAGACAGTTGTGAGATGCTTGTGACCTGCTCAGAGGTATTGTATTGGTTGACTGCTGCCATATTAAGATCTGCCGCATTCGCAGCAACAGGAGCAACCATTCCCAGAGCAACAGGTGCAAGCATCAGTTGTTTGAGTTTCATAAGTTTTTGTTTTCTTCTATAGAATATAAAAAGAACCTTAAGTCGTTTAAGGTTCCGTCATCTTAACATTCTTTTTGGGATCATGTCAAGTATTTTGTTGTACTGCTGAGTTTTCGGTTATCCGACCCAAATAAGGGTTATAATCCGTTATATGTTCTACTGTAAGATCGCTTCCTTGAGTTTTCCAAAAATTAAGTATTCCATCATGACTATTGCGATGAAATACATCAATGTGTTCTGGATGAATAGATGAACCCAATTCCAATCTATAAAGCAACAATGGAGTTGCATAAGTCACACCTGAGTTATAAATCAAATCGTCTGCAACTGCTCTTGGTTTAACTCCATTATCAAGTTTATACTTATCACCTCGAATATGATTAGAAATTAATTTTTGTGCATGATGACGAGTAATTACATAACAAGCAGTTGAAAAATCATTTACAAAACGGTTATGAATGGGAACTACAATATCACCAGTACAAATAATAGCAAGTTGAATTACATCCCAAGCATAAGGAGCTCGTGCAATAAAATCTTGCCATGTAAAATTCCAATACTTTACTAGATCTAAATTACAATCATCTTCCATAATAATTGCATATGGACTATCAGAAGTTTCCATCCAATGTTTAATTGCCTTGAGGTGAGATGTAGTACAACCAATTTCCCCAGAGGTCATCATATCTGGATATTTTCCTTTAATAATATCACTCAGATCATCTTCTCTACCATCATATGCAGATATTCTTGTATAATTTTCAATCTCCCAATACTTAAATTGGTTTTCCATATACTCTTTTCTATCTGGTTGCTTATCTAGATTTAAGTAGTATATGGGTCCAAAATTTTTGAGTTTATATGTTGATTTATTTTTATCCATTGATGACTTTTAGAATGTTTGGCAAATAATGCTTTTTTAAAATTTTACACCATTCAAACTCTTTTGCATAGTCTAAAATTTCCTCTCTGTTTTTTAGAGAGTATTTTCTATTTTGAATAATAATATCTTCTACAAATTCAATATCAGAAATTTTATTTTCAGGAACAACCGAAATAAACTTCTTACTCAAATCCAAATTGGCAGCTGCCCACTCACTAATTACAACGCCTAGACCAGCAGCAAATGCCTCCATACAAACTAAAGGATGAGCTTCCCCATCCGAAAGAAGAACTAGATTTGCATAATCTGTTAGACTACTTTGCAGTTCTTTTTTACTCCATTCCCCCAAATAATTTTTTGTCTGATCAAATTTTTCATCTGCGATATTTCCTGCATAATAAAGAGAAGAAATATTTTGAAATAGATGCTGCCTTTTTCTACTGTCTATTTTTGCAAGATAAATGCTTCTATCAATATACTTTGGTTTTGTAGAAACTTTAAATGCATTAAGATTGACACCATTTGGATTTAGATACAATCTCTGTTCAGGAATATCTGCAAGTTTATTATAAATTTGATTGATACCTTCAGACAACCCAAAAACATTTGGTTTAATTTTAGAGAATAAATCAAAAATTCTCTGTTTGTATGGACCCATCATTTCGGGTCTTTCAATATATGCAAAATGAGTTGTAACTGAGCAGGGATATTGAATATATGGGTAAAGTCCTACCCAATCATCATAATTAATATGAACAAAGTCTGGACGATATTGATTTATTTTATTTACAATATCATAGGGGTCACCAACGTTTATAATTTGAACGTCGTGCCCCATATCATTTAAGGTTAACTTCATGTCCCATATGAGAGACTCCACTGCACCCCAACCAACAGGAGGAATAGGAGTATTGGGACCAACAATACTAATCCTCATTGCATTTTCTCAATATTCTGTGTATACAATTTTACTAACTTTTCCCAAGAAAAATTATCAATACCAAACTGACGAATATCATCTCTCATATTTAAGGATACCTCTCTGTTTTCTTTAATTTTTTCTTCGACATATTTTATATCCTCCAACTTATCATCGGGAATGACAGTTACAAAAGGTAATCCCTTTGGTAGATCATGTGCTGCATATTTAGAAATTACTACACCCAATCCATTGATAATTGCTTCCTTTACAACTAAAGGAGTTCCATTCTCTCCATCGGAAAGAAGAACAAGATTGCCGTAGTCAGTAAAATGTTCACGTTTGTATTCATCAGTCCACTCACCCAAATAATTAATACTTGGATTAAATGCAGTAGATCCTGTATTTTGACCGACAAAATCTATTGAATCTATGGATTGATAAATCCATTGTTTTTTTCTATGATAAATTTGTCCCAAATAAAGAGAACGATTTGGTTTTTGAGGATCTTTTGTATATAAAAATCTTTTATGATTTGCACCATTCTCTGATAGGAGTAATTTAGATTCATCCGCACCTGCATTTTTAAAAGTTTCATAGTCTTTTTTAGAAATACAAAAGACGTAGTACTCTTTATTTTTGACAATCCAATCAAATACTTTATCATACCCATCACGTCGATGCATATGTGGTTGATCGATATATGGATAGTGACTACTTATTGCTAGTTTTGAAATTTTTGTTTCCGAAGCAATTCTATCTAAAAGTGGGTAAAAGACATCATAATGAAGATGCGCAAATTCATACGTATCTTCATTCAGATATTCTATTATTTCATCCCAATTTTGAGTATTAATAATTGTTCCTTCATGACCAAGTTCATCCAACTCAAGTGCATAATCCCAAATTAAACTTTCAACTGCTCCCCAACCATCTGGGGGGATTGGCATAATCCCCGGACCAATTAAAGATAGTTTCATTTAGCCAACTCCGAAATAATCTCATACTGTCTATGCATATGAGCATAATTTTCAAATACTACGAACATATCTTCATTATTTTTGTACAGATAAGCCATAGCATTTTGTTCATTATTGATGACATTATTTTTTAGCATTTTTTCTTGGAATATTTCATCCATCATATCACAAAATTCATTAAGAACTTTTGCTCCACCTCCCCAAAGTCCCGCCATTACCCAAGTTCTTGCGTCCCAAAAATATTCTTCACCACAAGTTTCAGCATTCACCAAGTCTGGATAATATGACATTGAGGTTTGAATTAAAACACTATCCTTATTATCAAGAAGAGTTTCAACTGCAGAGTTTGAAGGATATTGATTATCAAGATTGATTCCATGTTGATCAAAAAATCTAGAAAGTCCAGCATCTATCCACATAAAATATTCACTATCAAAAGGATTTTCTTCTATAACTCTTTTAATCCATGGAAATTTTGAATAAATGATGACGTTATAAAGACTCATCTTGCACTCAATTCTTTGAGGTGCTCCAATTTTTGACTTATAATTATTATCATCTAAAACTTTTTGAATATTATTATCCAAAAAATAGTAGGGAACTTTTTCAAGAGGTTGTGTGATTATTTTAGTTGGTAAATTTTTTCGGTGCTGCTTTACAAACTTTTCTAGATCTTCATCTACAAATACAACCATTGGTGATTTAACTTTTAAAGTTTCTTTAAACCAAGAAAGATACTCATCAAAGTTTCTACCATCACCCTCTTTATCGCGATTAATATTGTATAGTGCCGTTACTAAAGTGATAGACATAATCAAACCTCCCTATTATAAACTTTAAGAATTGAATTAGCGCGATTAACAAAAGTGTGATACTTTTGAACATGCTGCATTGCTTCAAGAACTAAATCATGATTTGGATTTTTTTCAAAGTTTAAACAATCGATGGGAAGTTGTGATTCATCATCATTGTAAATGACATAATCACCAAGAAGTTCTTTTACTGCTTTTGAATTTGTTCCAGGCAGTCTACCATAACTAATTTGTTTAATGGTTCTACATGCGATAAAACCAATTTTTTTATGGTTTCCACCTGTCACTGGTTTACCGTTAACTTCAAGTTTGCCTTCAGAGTTTGTGTGATAATAATCACTACCACGAACATCTAAAGAAATAATAGACTTTTGCATATATTCTTTATTTTCTTCAAATGTACAGGGATTAACCCAAGGATTAATATGAGCAAATTGAATATTCATTCTACTAAGAGTTTCAGCAACTTTTTGCATTTCAAAAGCAGGTGATCCTCCAAGAGTTCCTACAAAATAAAATTTATTATCCCTAGGAATAAAACGATCTTCAAAATTAAATTCATGCGGAAGAAGGTCTGTCCCCCAAATCATATAAATTGCTTCATATCCAGATAGGCCCTTCTTTCTACTATCTGCAAGAACACTATCATTGGCATTGGAATCATAATAAGTCGCAGTATCGATACAATTAAGTTTTGATTTATCTAATACAAAACTATAATTGTTATCGTTTAATTCGGAAACATTAAATCTAATATCAATTAACCTAGATCCCTTTTCAATATATTTTGAAGGATTTACTGCATTGTGAATAAAATATGTCGAACTTTCAAGAATTGGAATTTTATCATCCGCAAATCCTTCAGAAAAGAATAATGAATTTGAGTAATCAAAAACAGCAGGATCTGGGTGATTTCCTACATGAAACCAATAAGTATCATATCCAAGATGCTGAAATGCTTTATAAAAGCTTGCATGAATATACGAATGAGTATGGGTATGGAGGGGAAACCCCCAAATAATAATTTTAGGTTTCATTAGAATCTAGGTAAAGTTACAGTAAAAGAATGTGCTTGCTGACCTACTCCAAAAATATCCATCGCTTTTTTATGAAGCATTTCTGGAGACCACGCACCACCAAACTCTTGATCACACCTATCAAATAAGTGGTCGAGAAAGTTGAAAGCAGACATAAATGGATCCATTGCTTTAGGTCCACCAAAGTTTAACCAATCATTGACCATACCATCTGGTTGATTTAACCACCCAGAATAATTTACAACATTTGGATCATACTGCTCATAGAAAATTTTTTGATGTGGTATTGTGTCTGTTCTACACTTTACAATCCAATCATATTTAAAATTATTTGCATATTCATATTCTTTACGAAGTAAATTGACTTGGTTTACAGTATAAAGATACGATATGTTATTGTTTACAATTCTTGGAATGTAATTTGGTTCGTTAGTTTCCTTCCAATGCTTGGACCAAGGAACTAACTCACCGTTTGGATAATAAGAATAGTCTGTCTTAATAGTAGAATCTTTAAAAGATTTACTCTTTTCTACCTTATATAATTTTGGATTATATAAATTTATGGCATCATCAATAGCAGTTGAAGAAATTCTTTGATTTTCCCAACCACCGTCTCCGCCATATTTGTATGGTTTAGTTTGAAGATCTTCATCAAACCAAAAATGAAAGAATACATCAACATCATATCCTTCACATAAATTTTTTATAATGTATGGAGATACCTCATTTACAAATCTAGGTTGTCCGTACAAGCATAATGCAACTTTCATTTATTTCTCCAATAACAAAGAATCCAAAATATCATTTTATATAGTTCTCTTTATATCCGTGAACTATAGTAAACTGCTCATCTCCCCAGTTAGAATTTCTGGAGAGTTCTGCATGATGAGGGTTGACTGAATATTGCTTTCCGCAAATTAAATGTAGTGTCATAATCATTATATCATGGTGAGGGAGATCACGCCACATTTTTTCGACGATGTATTCATAGTCTTCATTCAAAAATCTTTCCAACAAAGAAAACTTTTCTGTAAAAACATCTGATGACATTATAGTTCCACCAGCAGTGCAATAAAAATCAAAATTTGAATTTAATTTATACTTATCAACCAAATATTCTATAACATTTGGTGCATACTTATTTCCAATATCTGGTCCTGCACAAAAATCAATTTTAGGTGGAATAGTGACAGGTCCTTTAACCAATACATCATCTTCCATCCACATTACGTAGGGAACATTTGGATAAAGTTCACAACTTTTTCTAACTCTATCAACTAATTCAAAAGCTTTATTTTTATCATAATACCTATATCCAACATTTATAGGAGAATAAAAATAAGTTACATTACCAATATCACTATAATCATCACCAGCATCAGACCATAAAACATATGGAACTTCTGGGTTATATTTTTTAAAAGAATCTATGGCAAACTTTGTTGCATTCTTATTTTTAAAACACTGATGGTGTACTAAAAAATTCATACGTTTTTACTAATCCATTCTTCAAGCCTTACCTTTGGGGTCCACCCAAAAGTCTTTTTCATTTTTTCATTATTAGCTAAAGTAATTCTAGATTCGCCAATTCTTGGAGGAATATTAATCGTATTATCTGAAATTTGTTTTGCAATCTCATTTACAGAATGATTTCTACCTGTTCCAACATTGTAAACTTGCCCAAATGCAGATACTTCTGGATTTGAAATTGCTGCCATAATGTTTGCACTTACTACATCAGAAACATGAGTAAAGTCTCTACGTTGCTCTCCGTCTCCAACAATAGTTAAAGGTTCTCCTGCTGCTTTCTGTCGAAGAAAAATACCAATTACTGGCGCATATTGCCCACGAAGAGGTTGCCTTTCACCATAAACATTAAAATATCGAAAGCAAATTGTGGGAAGATCAAATAAATCTGTATACATTTTACACAGTTTTTCGCCATTCACCTTTGAAACTGAATATGGATTCAAGCAGTCATCTGGTTGAGTTTCGACGTTAGGAGACTGATTCATTCCATATCCAGAAGATGTGGAAGAATACATTACACGTTTAACCCCTGCTTCACGCGCACACTGAAGTACAGTAACAGTTCCAACTGAATTAATACTTACTGCTTCAATAGGATTAATAATTGCAGGTTGAATGCGTGCTTCTGCTGCAATATGAAACACATAATTTACCCCATCGTAGAGTGGACGTGTGTTTTCATAGTCACGAATATCGTACTTATAATTTTGGGCTTTATCATTCCAATAAAAATGATCATGAACATCAGAATATTCATTATCAATAACAACAACCTCGTGACCAATTTCAAGCAAACGATCTACAAGATTTGATCCGATAAATCCAGCGCCTCCAGTAACCAGTGATTTCATTTTACCTCATTTTTTGATTGTTGACTTTTAAATTTATTGATTGCAGATTCTATTACTACGTGCATATCCATATACTTATACTCAGACAATCTACCACCAAATATAAAATTAGTCAATGATTTAGATTTATCTTTGTATTTTTGATACAGAGATTGATTATTCTCATTGTTAATCGGATAATATGGAGTTAATCCCTTTACATATGTTTCAGGATATTCTTTTGTAATAATAGTGTGTTGAGAATTTATTCTTTCAAAATGCTTGTGTTCTATAATTCTTGTATATTTTTTTGAATTATCAGAATAATTTATGATAGCGTTTCCTTGATGATTTTCTTCATCTAATTCATATTCTTTAAATTTTAAAGATCTATATTCTAACTCACCAAACTCATAGTCAAAAAATTCATCAATACATCCAGTATAAACTATTGTATCTGCAAGAGAATTAAAATACTCTGGATTAGAAAGATAATCGGTATTCAATTTAACCTCTATTCCATCCAACATTTTCTCAAACATTTTTGTATATCCACCAATTGGTATCCCCTGGTAAATATCATTGAAATAATTATTATCAAAAATAAATCTTAAAGGCAATCTGCGAATAATAAATGAGGGCAACTCTGTTGCTTTTTTGCCCCATTGTTTTTCAGTATAATGTTTAATTAAAGTTTCATAGATATCTTTTCCAACAAGAGACAGAGCCTGTTCTTCAAGATTAGTTATTTTTCCTTTGTATCTTTGATTCTCAATTATGTTTTTTACTTCTGATGGTTTAGTAACTCCCCACATCTCATAAAAAGTATTCATATTAAAAGGTAAAGAATACAACTTGCCGCCAGAAACTGCTTTGGGTGAAAGAATAAAATTATTGAATTCAGCAAAACGATTTACAAAATCCCAAACTAATTTATTACTTGTATGGAAAATATGAGGTCCATACTTGTGAATATGAATTCCTCCATTGTCTTCAGTGTAACAATTTCCTGCAATGTGATTTCTTTTATCAATTATCAAACAAGACTTATTATTATCTGCAGCAAGTCTGGCAAAAGTTGATCCAAATAATCCACACCCTACAATCAAATAATCATACTTTTTCATACTTCTTTAAAATATCCGTAGAGTTTAGAAAGTTTCTTTGCGGCCAATATGCGTAATGAACTGCTCTTACATTTCCAACAATTGCATTTTTTAAATCATATTTAAGTGGATAGAATATTGCTAACCAAGGTTCATCATCAACAGACTTTACATCACCATTAAATTTTGCAAAGTCTTCTCCTGACCACATAATAAAGTTAATCGAAACTGGTTCATAGGATTCCAAAGTTATATTTGGAATATCCAAATCAGATAATTTATCTTCAACAATATACTCATACGTATTATTGAGAATTTGGTATGCAAAATCAGGGTTAGACCAATATAGATTACTGTTAAGTCTACTTTCTGGTATAAAATCTCTTGGCTTTGGTTCGTCCAAATTATCACTCATAATTGCCGAAGAAGATTTCATTTGATCTTTAGTATTTTCAAAATCTTCATACCAAGTTTTGCTACACATTAAACACTCTGGAACATCAATAGCTCCATATTTTCTTAGAAAATGTGTACACCATCCATTATTCATAATCATTGGATAAACCAAAAAAGTTTCTGGATTATCAAGTTTATATTGTGCTAAAGTAGAAAAAAGATCATTTTCGATAAAAATAATATCATCATCTACTTTAAAGTAAAAAGTATCAGATTCGACACAATAATTATAAAATCGTTTTACATTATGTGCTCTACCCATTTGTGCTGGATCTAATTCTTCGCATCCATATTTAAGAACTACAAATTCGGGATATTCTTTTGCATAGTTATTAATATATTCAAGATCTTCATCAACAACAGTGTTAACCCAAAGATGATGTTCATCTACAATATGTCGATTTTTGAGAACCTCCTTGAATAGACATTTCATAGACTCTCTTCTTCCTACAGGAGAGCAGACAACTATTTTCTTATTCTTATACATTAATGTGTTCCTCCAAAAATTAAATTATAATTCTATTTCAGTTGCTACTTTTTTAATTAATTTTTCCAAATCAGTATCAGGTTCCCAATTCAAAAGTTCTTTAGCTTTTTGATAAGATCCTTTTGAGTATTTTGTAGTTTCCTTTGCTACTACATTTTTGTCTAAAGGATAGTATCCAGTAAACAACTTTGGATAAGTATCCCAAAGTTTTGATGCCTCTCTATATATTGGTTTAACATCGGACTGAAATACTTCAGAGACATATTCAAGTATTTGATTTACAGATAGCAAAGTCCCAGTACAAACATTGAAGGTTTCATCGGGTTTTTTATCCAAGCAAATATCAATCAATTTGACTACATCGTCAACGTGAATATAGTCTCTTTTTTGTTCACCATCAGAGTGAAGTATGGGACTATTTCCATTTTTAATTTCCCTCACCAGATAGTTAAGAAGAGGAGGATTTTTACGATGAATATCTTGTCTAGGTCCAAAAACATTAAAAAATCTTAATGTAGTAATCTTCATTCCATAGTTTAATCTATATGATTCACAAACCTCTTCAGCCATTTTTTTGGAAAGAGAATACCAAAGACGAGGAGTTATATTCAAATCCTCTGTAAAGACTTTTTCTTTATTATTTTCATATACTGCACTAGTGCTAGCAAAAATAACGTGAGGAACTCCCCACTTTCTAGCACATTCCAAAATATTCATTGTACCTGAAACGTTTACATTTACAGATTCAACAGCGTTTACTTCACAATCTGGAAGAGCAGTAATTGCGGCAAGATGAATAATACAGTCATATCTTTTTTTTAAAGTATCAACCAATTTCGGATCACAAATATCAAACTCATATAACTCACTAAATTTTTTATTTTTAATGAAAAGATTTTGTAAATATCCATTCCTCAAGTTATCAACTAGAGTAAGATCATGACCTTTAGTAAAAAGATAATATCCAAGAGTTGACCCAATTCCTCCAGCAGCACCTGTCAATAATATTTTCATTTTAAAAACTCCCTCAAGTTATTTGAATTTCTTTGTATATTGATTGCTTCGCAGGATGGGTAAGGATTACTTTTTGCAAAATCATTAATAATAATTCTATTACAATGCGGAAGACCCATTACAATTTCATCAAATGGTATTCCTTTTTCATTCAACTCTTTTAACGTTTGTTCTTCATATTTTTTAGGTCTACTAGTTGTTAAGATAATTTTAACAAATCCACCAGAATGTAAATCTTTCAAAGCATCTATATTTTCTTGAATTGCTTTAGATTGTCCAATATACGGTGGAAAATGATGAGACGAATTTTCTACTAGAGTTCCATCAATATCAACAAAAAGACACTTGTATTGAGACTTATACTTATTCCAAGAATCTAAAGTTCCCCAATCTTTAAAATTGCTTGTCTTTAATCCACTAAACTTTTCACCAGAAAGGATCATCTCAAATATTACATTACTAATGTAACATTCACTTTCATGATCATATTCAGAGATTTTATCAAAAACCTTGACAAATTCTCTAGCACTTTTAAATCCATATCCACCAGAAGAAAAAGTAGAACTTATAACTCTTTTCTCTACAATATTAGTTAGAACACCGTTTATATCAAATTCAACGTAACTCTTCGATCTGGCATTAATATTATCCATATCATTAAGATCAAAATATGCAACTTGATTTGTTTCATCACAAACAGTGCATTCATAATATCCATCAGAATCTTTGATGAAAATAAATCCTTCAATATCTTTCTGTTGGATCAATTTACAAACAGTTTCAGATTGAGAACTTGTTGGATTATCGAGAAACACAACTTCAGACTTTTCAGACAATCCAAATGATAAAAGATCTTCCATAAAACCTTTATGGAAGGAATACTTATCTTGATGTTCTTTTAAAGCAACAAAATAAATCTTATCAAAGAACTCTAAATTTAAACCCAAAATGGATGCTATCCCCATGAATGTGTTTGACATTGGGTGTGATAGCATCCACTTAGGTCTTAGTCCAGGATATCTACTAGACCGTCCCGCCATAGGAACGATTAATGTTTTCATATAGACTTGAAGATTTAAGCATTTCCTTTATTATAACTCTTTGCCTGTCTTCAGTCAAGTAAGGATCTATTCGAAGAGAATTTAAAAAATCAAGTATATCAAATTCTATCGTATCAATATAACAAGAATATCTATTTTTTATTTGTTTCCAGATAAAAGAATATATTTGATATATTCTCCTGTGGTTTATTTGCTGCTCTTTTAATCCCCAATAATAAAAAAGATCTTGCTTTAGTTTTACCAAATCAATCAAAAAGGAATCAATAAAACAGTCGAGAAAATCTATAAAGTAAAGTTTATTTTTATGAAAGATAATATTTGAAAATGTTAAGTCTCCATGACAAAAAGTTTGAGGTATATGGAGATCATTATTTTCAACCACAGATTTCAAAAAAGACAAATCTTTTGGATAATTAGTTACTTCACTTAAAGAAGAAATTTTATCCAATATTTTCTTTTTAGATACAACTGATTTGTAATATCTAGAATTTACTATTAAATCATCAAAGTATCCAAAAAGTGAAGTTAACACAAACTGCACTTCTTCATTATTACAGACAGAAAAAAATTCAAAAGAAGAATTGCCAGAAACATATTCCATATCAAAATTATATAGATCTCCAAAATTAATATCAAAAACCTTTGGAGATTCTATATTCTTAAATGTTAAATTGCAAAATAATTTTTGTTTACTTATTTGATAATAAAGTCTTTGATTGTATGAAGAAGAAGATGAGTACTTTCTTACAATATTATCACTAGGTAACTCAAGTTTGCATCCTGATAATCCATTCAAATGAATCATTGTTGATATTTTGAGTTGTCTTTTGCTAAGTGAATGATTGTTGGTTCAAAATCGCAATATTGAGAAAAAATTTCTGGATAGGCAAAAGAAGGATCTAAAACATTAACATCATCTCTACGTTCAGCAAAGAACTTGTTCATTTGACTTTCATCGTGCCATACAGCAATCACTTCTCTGGAAAGATCATCTTGAGTTCTATTATCCAATTCTTCCATCATTTCTATTACATCAGGAACTCTACCACCCCATAAACATCCCTGAAAGTATAATGACAAATCATCGTCATCAGTAATACATGCCTTGGAATTTGGATTAGTTTCAAAAGCACCAGGAAGTTTATTGTGTGGGTTCATTTTCATAAAGTGGCATGGATGGTGAACTCCAATATATTTCTTATCCGTAAAAAGATCATCTTCTTTTACTTCATCGACAATTAGCATATCTGCATCAAGAAATAAAATCCAATCAGACTTTGACAAAGAATCGACCGCTTTTAAAATAGTGCTAAATCGAAAAAGAGTTATATATGGCCAAGATAAATGTTCCTGATGATAAACATTTATATTATCTGGCATATCATTTAACTCACCATCAGTAAAAACATAATATTGTTTTTTTACATTTGGAACCAAATATTGTTCACATGCCTCATACCACTTAGGAAGAAAATTAAGATATCTTCCAGTCCCAATGAAAATAACCGATAGTTTCATTTTTGAAATACAAAGTGTGCTACTGAATAATCATTTCGACTTGGAACATATGTTTTATTAGTTTCAAAATCAAAGTCACCAACTAGAAATAATTGATTATTTTTTGCATGTTCAACTATTGCTTCAGGGGATATATACTCACCTGTTGTAGAATTTGGATTAACGTCAGTCGAAACAATAAAGTATCCGTCTTTTTTTAGAACTCTATTAACTCTTTCAAAACAAGCGTGCCATTGATTTGAGTATGCTTTTCCATGTGAACCAAAATGAGTTACTGCACATGAATCTATAAAAATATCAACACTTTCAGTTTCTTGTTCTTCTAAAAAAATCCAAGCATCTTGTAAAACCATTTTAACTAAACTTTGTTTTATCAATGGATTAAAAAATCCATAATTATCTCCAATATCAACGCCAATTACTTCATTACCTAGATCAGCAAGATAGTGTGGAACTGGACAATCTCCAGTGCCCAGATCTACTACTTTTTTGCCATTTTCTGGAGCAAGACTTTCAAAACTTCTAATGATAGAAACCCACTTCATAAGTGCATCATCTTTATACCATAAGTCTCTATGAGGATATTTTTCAGGAAAATTATCTTCATCTCTCCTTTTGATAGAATATAACAGATCCTCTTCTGCCAAATACTTGCTTAAAACTTTTTCCATAAACTTAATTTTTCTGAATGATAGTTGTTTTCGACTTAGAGTAATTTCCAAGTTTCTAAATACAAATCTTTAATATTAAGATGTGAGTTGTTTGGTCCAAACCATTTTTCAGGTGCAATAACCTTTTGACTATTTGCCAACCACGCTCCCCACCAACTAAATGTGCTATTTGCAATTATATGATATTTACACAAAGACATCAAGCACAAATCTATGTATTGATTATTATCCTCAGAAACAAAAAATCTATCAGATGAAAATAATTTTTGTTCTTTACACCAACTTGGATCGTCAGAAAATACAATTACACATAAATCAGGATCAAAATGATCCAATGCTTCTTTATAATAATCTAAATTAAGATTGTGATGATTATTGGAATTATTTAAATAATCACCTCTACGAATATGCAGAGCAACTGGATTATCAATTTGAGATATCATTTCTTTGCATGGATTTAATATTTCATCTTTAAACGTAAAGTCATCTCTTATTTGACTTTCAATATGTTTAAAGTATTTTTCAGATTGGAAATAACCAAACAAACTTACCCAATCGGGACAGTTGTTAAAAAGATTTTCATCAAATTCAAATCCACTTTCGGAAACAACTGGGCGATCTTCATCTATGAATTGAATGTTTAAGGAATTTATACTTTCCATTTTAAATGGAAGAAAAATTTCTGTTTTTAATTTATTTCCAATTCCATCATCAATCTCATTTTGATGAATAGGTAAACAAAAATTATATCCTCTATTTTCCGCAATACCACGAAGAGCAGCATATTGAAACATTTGATTTCCAAGTCTACCGATCCTACCCAAATGATTAAATCCAATCATTTTTCATTACCTCAAATACTTTTCCAATTCCTTCTTGTATTGTTGTCTTTGGTATCCACCATTTAGTGATATACAAATCTGCTTTATTTTTTTTATCTAATTGAATTTTGTCTTTTTCGATACAAGGTTGAACTCTGACATCAGTTTTATCGATAAGATTAAATTGTCCAGCAACCATATGTGCGATATCAATTATTTTTGTAGAATTAAAACTTGTAATGTGAAGATTATCTTCTGAAGTAAATTCGCTATAGTTTTCCATAATGCTTTCAAGTGCTTCACAACAATCTTCAGCATAAAGAAACTCACGTTCTTCCTGACCATCTGTAAGCATGTCAATTACACCAGTCTCAAATCCTTTACGAATAAAGTCAGTGATTACGTGTGCTTTTTCATGATCTCTTTCAATTCCATATACATTCCAAAATTTAACGATAAGACCATTCAGAGACTTAGTATAAAGTTCTCCAACATTCTTAAGGACACCATACGGAGAATAACTCATATTGCTCATCTGAGATGAGGCAAATACAAATCTTTTATTATATTTTTTCAAAAGACCAAACGCATTTGCCATTAGTCGAGCATTATTATCAATGAATTGAAACGTGTGTTGATACTTCTTAAGATAACGAGAACCACCAACATCGAATGCAAGGAAGAACACAAAGTCTGATCCTTTGATAACATTTTCCAAATATTGATTTGGAATTATTGTCATATCTTGTTCTGGACCATTAACAATATCAAATTCATTGATGGTATGACCTTTTTCACAGAGGTATTTTGTTAAATAAGAACCAATCTGCCCACTAGATCCCAATACTGCTATTTTCATTATTTTTTAGCAATTTGTTCTGAAATCCAATTATAAGTTTTACGAATACCTTCTTCAAGAGTTTGAGAATAATCCCAACCAAGTTTTTCGCGAATAAGATCATTATTAGAGTTTCGACCACGAACTCCAAGAGGACCATCAATGTGATTTTTTTCTACAACTTTTCCGGCAACTTTGGCAGCAGTATCTACAAGTTGATTGATGGTAACCATTTCTTCAGAACCAATGTTTACAGGTCCGATAAAATCACTTTCCATCATTCTACAAGTTGCTTCGATACATTCATCAATATACAAGAAGGAACGAGTTTGTAGGCCATCTCCCCACACTTCGATGGTTCCACCTTCCTCTGGAAGGTATGCGACTTTACGACAGATTGCTGCTGGTGCCTTTTCTCTTCCACCTTCCCAAGTTCCTTCTGGTCCAAAGATATTATGATACCTAGCAACCCGAACAGGGATCCCATAATTACGATTATAAGCGAAAAACAGCCGCTCTGAGAACAACTTCTCCCAACCATATTCAGAATCTGGTGCTGCTGGATATGCGGATTCTTCACGGCAATCGGGATTGTCTGGATCAAGTTGATTATGTTCTGGATACATGCAGGCAGATCCAGAGTAAAAGATTTTAGTTTTATTTACTTCTTTAAAGTCATTAAGTTGACGCTGTGCTTCAAGAATATTGAGGTTAATAGTTGCGGAATTATGCATAATATCAGCATCGTTTTCTCCAGTGAAGACAAAACCCGCGCCACCCATATCAGCAGCAAACTGGTAGATCTCATCAAAAGTATCAATGTACCTACTAGGAACAAAGTTATAGAAATTTCTATAGGGACCTTTATACTGAAGAACTCTTTCTACGAAATTCATATCTCGCAAATCACCGATAACAAATTCATGTGCTTCGCTTTCTGAAAACTCAGGAAGTTTAAGGTCAACACCACGAATCCAATAACCTTCGGCACGCAGTCTCCTTACCATATGACTTCCAATAAATCCACCAGCACCAAGAACAAGTGCTGTTTTTTTATAATCACCCATAGATTAACAAATTACTTATATTATGTATTATACAAAAAAAGAGGAGTTTATGCAACTCCTCTTCTGTAACTCAGGCTCGCCACCAATTCTTTGACTGGAAATTGGAAACCAGGCGGAGAAAGAATTCCCCATCCGCACCACTTGCTCTTGAGAGAAGCAAGAAACTCATAAGGGGTCATTTGACTCCACCACTTAGTTTTATGAAACTAAGAAAAGTTGGGCTAACTTTGATATCTCGGTAATACCAAAGAATGCACATAAAAATAATACATCCCAAAGTTTTAGTTTAATTGCAAAAGGAACTGTGAGTAATCCCCCAACAACTTTTATCATTAAACCATATTTAAATTCTCCCCACAACATAGTTTGATAACCAATTATGAGGAGAATGTTTCCAATCCACCGAAGCAAATCAGATTTAGACATAAGGGGTTTTGCTCCCGACCAGTGCTGTTAAAGTCCATCCGTGACTATTTACTCATCATCG